GTTGCTGATCGTGGCGCCGACCCTTGAGATCGCCAACAACTCCTACAAGCCGGCGGCCGACATGGTGCGCGCGGACCCGGAATTGTCGGCGCTACTGCACATTCAAGACAATTTCCGCACGATCAAGCACCGGGTGACGGGCGCGCTGCTTAAGGTTGTGGCGGCGGATACCGATACGGTGGGCGGTAAAAAGGCGGCCTTCGTTCTGGTCGACGAGCTTTGGATTTTTGGCAAGCGAGGCCATGCCGACGCGATGCTAAAAGAGGCTACCGGCGGCTTGGTTTCACGGCCGGAAGGGTTTGTTATTTACTTGTCGACGCAATCGGATGCGGCGCCGGCGGGCGTGTTCCGGCAGAAACTCCACTATTTCCGCGATGTGCGCGACGGCAAGCTGATTGATCCCAAAAGCTTGGGCGTGCTTTACGAGTTCCCGGCGGCCATGGTGAAGTCGGAAGCCTACTTTGAGCCGATAAATTTCTACATCACTAACCCGAATTTGGGGCGGTCGGTTTCGGCGGAATGGATCGCCGACAAAATGCGCGAAGAGCGCAACGAGGGCGACAGCTCCAAGGGTCTGCTTTTGCATTTAGCCAAGCACCTCAACATCGAGATCGGCCTGGCGCTTGGGTCGGATCGCTGGGCCGGCGCGGAACACTGGCAGGCGGCAGCCGAGACGACGCTAACCTTAAGCGAGCTTTTGACACGCTCCGAGGTGGTCGTGATGGGCGCGGACGGCGGCGGCCTGGACGATTTGCTCGGTCTGGCGGTGATGGGCCGCGAGAAGAAGACCGGCCGGCTGCTGCTGTGGTGTAAAGCCTGGGCTTTCACTTCAGTGCTGGAGCGGCGCAAGGGCGAAGCCTCGGTGCTTCGCGATTTCGAGAAGGTGGGCGACCTCCGCGTGATCCAGCGGCTGGGCGAGGATATGGACGACCTCACGGAAATAGCCGAGCAGGTGCTGGCGAGCGGCAAGCTCTACAAGGTCGGCGTCGATCCGGCCGGCGTGGGCGGCATCATCGACGCCCTGAACCAGGCCGGCATTAGGGGCACCGAGGCCGGCGGGATGATTCAAGGGATATCGCAAGGCTGGCGGTTGTCCGGCGCCATCAAGACGATGGAACGGGCGCTTGCCGATGGCACGCTGATACATGGCGGCCAGCCGATGATGGCCTGGTGCGTCGGCAACGCCAAGGTCGAGCCGCGCGGCAACGCGATCATCATCACGAAACAAGCTGCGGGCTCGGCGAAGATCGATCCGCTCATGGCGAGCTTCAACGCAATCTCGCTCATGGGAACGAACCCGCGAGCACGCGGAGGCGCTGCCATCACTCTGTTAGATTGAGGCCCGCCGATGTGGAATCCGTTTCGGCGGCGCGAGGCCAAGAGCAACGCGCTCGACCTGCTGCGTGAATACCTGGTGACGGGCGGGCAGTCGGCGAGCGGGCAGAGCGTGACGTCGGAACGTGCGCTGGGCGTCACTACGGTGATGCGGTGCGTGACGCTGCTCGGTAACGGCTGCTCACAGATCCCGTTTAAGCTCTATCGCATGAGCGAGGACGGCAGAAGCCGCGCGGTCGTCACGGATCACGCGGTGTCGAGGTTGATCGCGCGCCGCCCGAACGGATGGATGACGCCGAGCGAATGGCGGCGGACCATGACGATGCATGCGGCGATGGCGGATTTCGGTCTGTCGATCATCACGCGGGCGCCATCGGACGGCCGACCGCTGGAGTTGCTGCCGGTCCGGCCGGACTGGATCACCTGGAAGCAGGCTGACGACTGGAAGATCGCCTACACCGTCACATGGCCGAACGGCACGCGGGACACCTACAGCCAGCGCGACGTTTTCGTGCTGCGTGGCCCGAGCTGGGATGCGGTCAAGGGCCTGGGTGCGCTCCGCTATGCGCGCGAGGCGATCGGCCTGCGGATGGCGGTCGACGAGGCGCAGGCCAGGCTGTTCGCCAACGGCGCGCGTCCAGGCGGCATCCTCACGGCCAAGACTCCGCTCAACGAAGAGCAGCGCACAATGGTCAAGGCGGCCTGGCAGGCGATGCACGGCGGCAGCGGCAATGCCGGCAAGACTGCGCTGCTGGAGGGTGACCTCGAGTTCAAGTCGCTGATGCTGGACAACGTAGACGCGGAGACGATGGCGCTGCGTGGGCAGCAGATCGAGGACATTTGCCGGGGCTTCAATGTGTTCCCGCAGATGGTCGGGCATAGCGGCGACTCGGCGCCGACCTTCGCCAGCGCGGAGCAGTTCTTCATCCAGCACGTCGTGCACACCCTTTCGCCCTGGCACGTGGCCTGGGAAGAGGCGATGTCGACGCAGCTTCTGACCGACGACGAATGGGCGGCCGGGCTTTACTTCAAGTTCACCGTTCAGGCGCTGTTGCGCGGCACTGCGAAAGAGCGCGGCGAATACTATCAATTGCTGGTCAATATGGGCGCCGTCACGCCGAACGAGATTCGCGCGTGGGAGGAAATGGACCAGGCACCCGAACTCGACCGCTTCCGGATGCCGCTCAACACCACGGTCGTCGAGCCGGACGGCAGGCCATTTTTTCCGCCCACGGGCGACAAGCCGCTTTCGGCGATTTAACCCAAGGACACGCCATGCACGATAAGTTTCTGGCCGCGGTTCCTGCGGAGTGGAAGTTCGCTGACGCCGGCGACGCAATGATCGTCGAGGGCTACGGCGCCTACTTCAACAACATCGATAGCTATGGCGACTTAATCGTGCCGGGTGCGTTCGCCGACACGCTCGCGGCTGCGCAGTCGGCCGGCAAGACCATCCCGATGCTCTACCAGCACCAGTCCTACAAGGTCGCCGGGGTCTGGACGCACCTCGCCGAAGACGGCAGGGGGCTGGCCGTGAAGGGGCGCCTGCTGCCGACCACGCTCGGCCGCGACACCTACATCGAGATGAAGGAGAAGGCCGTCACCGGCCTGTCGATCGGCTTCACCACGCTGGATTCCTCGCCGCGCGTTAACGCCAGCGACCCCAAGCGCACGATCAAGAAGGTTCACTTGTGGGAAGTCTCCCCAGTCCCCTTCCCAGCAAATGACAAGGCGCGCGTGACCGAAGTGAAGTCGGCCGCGCCTTCCGAGATCGAGAGAATCCTGCGCGATGCAGGACTCTCACGTGCCGAAGCTAAGGCCTTCATGGCTGACGGCTTCAAAGGCCTGAAGAGCCTGCGGGATGCAGTGGACTCGGCTGACGAGCTGGCGGACATGATTCGCCGCAACATCAACCTTCTCAAATAAAGGGGCATCACAATGTCCGATGAAATCAAGAACCTTCTGGAGAAGCAGGGCGAAGCCTTCGAGGCTTTCAAGGCGGCCCTGGCCGACGAGGCCAAGAGCAAGACCGCCGAGAGCGAGGCCAAGACGGCCCGAATCAACGACGAGCTGACGCGGCTCGCCAAGGAGATCAAGACCGCCAACGATCGCGCCGAGGCCGCCGAAACCGCCGCCGCCCGACCCAACCGCGGCGACGGCAAGTCGATCACGCCGGCCATGGCCGAGTACAAGGCGGGCCTGTTCAACTACATTCGCAAGGGTGAAGAGGACGGCCTGGAGAAGAAGGCGCTCTCGGCAGGCGTCAGCCCGGACGGCGGTTACACCGTGCACACGGAACTCGACACGATGATCGACCGCGTGGCGCGCTCAAACGTCAACATGCGAAACCTCGCCACGGTTCGCAGCATCACCACCGGCCGCAGCTTCAAAAAGCTGGTGACGACATCGGGCGCCGGATACGGCGGCTGGGGTAACGAGCACACGGCGCCGAGCGAAAGCACCACGCCCGGCCTGGTCGAACTCGAGTTCACGCCCGGCACCCTGTGGGCCGAGCCGCGCGCGACGCAGGAGCTGCTCGAGGACTCCGACCAGAACATCGAAGCGTGGCTGGCCGACGAGGTCGGCATCATCTTCGAGAGCACCGAGAACCAGGCGTTCATCGACGGCAACGGCGTGAACCGCCCGCGTGGCTTCCTCGACTACAGCATCGTGGCCAACGCCTCGTATGCCTGGGGCTCGATCGGCTACGTTGCCTCCGGCGCCTCGGGCGCCTTCCGCACCACCTCGACCTCGGTGAGCCCGGTGCACGACTTCATCGGCTTGCGGCACGCACTCAAGCCGGTCTATCGGGCGAATGCGGTCTGGCTGATGAATGACGCCACGGTCGCGACCGTCCGCAAGTTCACGGACGGGTCGGGCAACCTGCAGTGGAAGCCGGGCGCGTCGGTTGCGGACGGTTTTACCGAGACCTTCCTCGGCCATCCGATCAACTACGATGACCAGATGCCCGACGTCGCAGCGAACAGCTACTCGGTGGCGTTCGGCGACTTCAAGCGCGGCTATCTGATCGTCGATCGCCTGGGAACGCAGGTCATCCGCGACGCGCTGACCTCGAAGCCTTACGTGAAGTTCTACACCCGCCGTCGCGTTGGCGGTGGCGTGCAGAATTTCGAGGCCATCAAGGTCATGAAGATGGCTGCGAGCTAACCGCTCGTTCCCATTCACCAGCTCGACGGCGGCCCGATCAGCGGGTCGCCGTTTCTTTTCCGCTTCCATTCCGAGAGGTGCGCTCATGCGCGGCCAGTCCAATCTTGTTCATCCCGTTCCGGCCATCGTGCCGATCACTCAGACCAACGCCGACACCGCGTTCACGTCGGCCATCATCGACCGAAAGGGCTTCGAGTCGCTCACCTTCCTGGTGATCACCGGCGTCCTGACCGATGCCGGCTGCACCATCGCGGCCACCATGGAGCACGGTGACGACTCCGGCCTTTCCGACACCGCCGCAGTTGGCCAGACCGATCTCGTGGGCACGCTCGCCGCGATGGCGATGACCCAGGCGGACGATACCGAATGCCGGAAGATCGGCTACGTCGGGCCGAAGCGGTATGTCCGCTTGACGCTGACGCCGACCGGCAACGCCGCGGGCGCCATTCCCATCGCGGCCATTGCCCTCCTGGGCAACCCGGCGAATTCGCCGACCGCCACGCTCTAGGCTTGAGAACCGCCGCCGGATGATCCCGGCGGCGGTCCCTTTTCGGGAGCACCGCTATGCGCGCCTTTGCCGACCTCCTGGAGACGACGGCCGCGGCGACCGACGACGCCACCAATCGCTCTCTGACGACCTCCACAAAGGTCAAAGAGGCGCTGCGGATCACCGACTCCAACTCCGACACCATCATCGCCGCCCTGATACCGCGCGCCACCGCCCTGATCGTGGCCTGGTGCCGGCTGGCGCGTGATGCTGCCGGATCAAAGCCCACCTTTGCGCGCGAGACGCTTCGCGCGACATGGCACTCCGAACCGATATCCAATCGCGGCAGCGAGCTGTACCTGCCCTGGCGCGTGCCGGTTTTTTCCATAGATTCGGTTGTCGAGGCCGATACGACGCTGACCGTGAGCACTGATTATTTGCTGATGGGCTCGACGCCGGGCCGCCTTCGCCGCATCTCAAGCGACGTGCCGATCGAATGGAGCACCGGCAAGATCGTGGTGATATTCAAGGCCGGCTTCTCGGTTGCCACCTCGCTTGCTACCAACATGGACGCGGCGATCGAGGCGGCAGCCATTGAGCAAATCAAGGCCATGCTTTTTGCCGCCGACCGCGATCCTACCATTCGGTCGGAGAATGTGCCGGACCTCGCGGCCGTCTCCTACTCGGTGCCGGGCGGCGACGTGATGGGCGCCCACGTGCTGCTCCCGGCCGTGCGCGACATGCTGGCGCCCTGGCGTAATCCTGCGCCGTGAGCATTCAACAGACGGCCGCGCGCTTTATTACCGCGCGTGGATCTATCATGACGCTGGCGCGCGAGGGCGAGGGCACCACCATCACGCTAAAGGGCAAGCGCGTGCCGGGCACTACCGTGTCCGTGGGCAACTCCGCCGAGCAGCAAAGCTTCCGGGTCAAGATCGGCACGGCCGAGCTGCTGGCCTCGGCCTGGTCGGTGAAGGTGCCAAGCTCAAGCACCGATTCGCTCACGGTCGATAGTGTTCCTCGCGCCGTGGTCGACGTTCGCCCGCTGGCCGATGGCGGAGTAACCGGAGCCTATGAGCTTGAGGTGATCGGCTAGTGGGTGTCACCGTTCAGCACATCGGCAAGCCGGTCGATGCGAAGAGCATCGGCGAGTGGGTGAAGGCCAACACGATCCGCATTGCCGAACAGGAATTGCGGGCGGCAGTCGGCCGCGGCTTCGATAATCAGCCCATCGTTGTGACGGACGGCTGGCTTCGAAAGGACTACCGAGACGTTAAGCCGTTCGGACGGATCGAGTTCGCGGCCCGGACACAGATGCGCGACGCGGTCGAATGGATGCTCGGCGAATTGCGCCGCCTCTCGCCGGTTCTCACCCGCGACTACCAAAACTCGCACGTCGTGTGGGCGGACGGCCAGCCAGTTACCGACCTCTCTACGATTGCCAATGCGCGCCGCGTAATGATCGTCAACACGCAGCCCTACGCTGGCAAGATCGAAGGCAAAGACGCCTATACGCGCTTTGAATTGAAGGGCGGGAAGAAGTCTCGCCAGGCCATCCGCAAGCAACAGGGCGCTAAAAAGTCGAGCATGGCGGGGCAGAGCAAGCAAGCTCCGCGCGGCGTGTACCGCGTCGCCATCGCCAATCTGATTCGGCGCTACGGAAAGTCTGTGGCGGTCGTCTATCAGCCGCAGCAATTGCCGCTCGGCATCAAGGTGATGAGCAAACAAGGCGGCCGAAGCTCAAAGCGGGTGGCGAAAAACCAAGTATATCCCACCGTTGTCTTGGTGCCGTTTCGGAACATGAATTAGAGGCACGCCATGGCCGGTGACACTCTCCGCGATGCCTTCCGCAGCGAGCTTGCGACCATCCGCTCGACCGAGTCGATTGCCTGGCCCATTAAGGACACGCTCAACACCAGCACGCAGCCAAACCCGGCCGCGGCCGGCGTGGCCTCGACGGCGGCCGGCTATCTGGAATGGGAGTTCCCCGGCGGCAGCGAGGCGCAATATACGTTCGGCGCACCGGCCGCCAACTTTCACCGCGAGCAAGGGCAGGTCACAGTAAACGTTGTGACGCGGCTTCGCACCGGCACCACCAACCGCGACCTTGCCGAAACCTACGCCGCGTCCATCCGCTCGGCCTTCCGCATGCGCCGCTTTGCTGCCGGCTCGCGATCCGTTCGCATTGTCGCCGTGGCGCCGATGGGTGGCGGCCACGACGAAGCCGGCATGTGGGTCGAGAGCGTCGCGCTTGGGTACGAGATCTATAACGTCGGCTGATATCCGACGCAGCAACTGACCGCCGCCGCCTTCCCGGCGGTTTTTTATTGTCCACCTCAGAGGAGCCACCGCAATGGACAGCGCCAACAAAC